GGGCTTGGTCCATGTGCCGGATGAGGTAAAGGTTTGCTTATTTACTGCCCCACCATTAGCCAGCACAAAAGCAGTCGTGGCAATTTGCGTTGTATTCGTCCCAGCAGTCGCTGTCGGCGCAAGAGGCGTTCCCGTAAACGTGGGGGATGCCAATGCAGCTTTTGCACCAAGTTGCGTCTGGATTGCCGAGGTGACGCCCGTGACATATCCCAGTTCAACCGCTGTTGTGGCAAGGCCAGCCAACTTGTTTATCTCAGTGCCTGTCGCCGTAACCGCAACACCACCAACAATCGGGAAAAACTGCTTGCTGGTTTGATTCAACGTGGCAACACTGATCCAAGCATCATTGGCTTCTGATCTAATTTTCAAAATGTCGTTTGTGCTGTCATACCACCATTGATTTGCATACGTGGTAGCTGGGGCAGATGCGCCGCTATTGTTCGACGAAATCGCCAACAAAACAGCATTTATGTCAGCCCGAACATTTGAGGCCGTGTCATTGGCAATCACATAGTCATGTTGCGACATCTTGTTTCCTTATGCGTAGTTGCCAGTTGCGCTCAGTTCACTGATGGCGGGAGAAATACCGGCGGTGTCTGAGTGCAATTCTACCTTAAACCTTAGCCCGCGACCATATATATTTGCAGCGCGGATTTTTGTCCATGCAGACCATGTTGGCGATCCAGCGGGGTCGTCCTCAGTGGTGGAAACATAGGCGATCACGTTGGTGTCGTTGAAGTCTGCAACCCCCGTCAGATCATCCCAAAGGCCCACCAAAACGTCAATATCGCCAGCCAGATCATCCCACTGTGCGTCAGTTGTGTCAAACCGCCGTGTGACCATATCAACAGTGATGAAGCCTTGTTCCGCCACTGTGCGGTCGATGACGTTGGCAAAGTAATATGTACCGCTTGTGTTGACATAGTTGATGCCAAGCGCATCCCATTGGCCTGTCAGGCTGTCTATGTTGCCAGTTAGGCTGTCAAAGTTTGCAACTGTGCCAAGCCTGATTTCACTATCCTGCAAAAGTACGTCTGTTTTTGTGCCGGTGAATGTCGGGTTTTCCGTCACTGTGACAGCAGTTGCGCGGGCTGTGATGACATCAGCAGAGACAACAACAGTTGTGGCGTTGATGGATTGCGAACCTGTTTTGTCAACGGCCTTGATAAGATACGAACCAGCCTTAGCTGGCACGCTGGATTCGGTCGAAGGCCGCGCAACCTTTTCAACATAGGTGACTGATCCAGCCCACGTTGCGCCTGTTGTTTCTGACGCATGGCGGATGGTGTAGTAGGACAGGTCGAGGTCAGGAACGGCTGTCCAAGATAGATTGATCGTGTCGCCGTTAACTTCTGCGGCAAAGCCCGTAACATCCTCCGGCGGCAGCGAAAGACCTTCAACTTGATATCCAGACCGCGTTGTATAGTCGCCCTTAATGCCAAGACCGTTAACTGCCCTGACCCTAAAGTCATAAGTGCCATCTTCGAGGTCATTGACTTGGAACAACCCAAGTTCGCCATAGCCGCCATCCAACCAATCCGTGTCGGCAGATTTCTTGAACCCAAGCTGCACATAATCAATCAGTTCAGCTTGCGATGACGTTGTGTTTAGCGAGACAAGATTGGTCAGCTTTTCGTGATAAACAACCAGCTCGTCAGATACAGACAAGCCCAGCGTTGGCACATAGTATGCTGACAGCAAGGTTGTGTTGTTGCCGATGATGGTGCTTTCTTCAGCAGTCCAATCAAACGCAGCTTCGCTTGTCTCACGCAGTTCAAGATTAACCCGCAGATCACCAGCATCCTGATTGGCGTAGAATCGCCAGCCGATTACCTCAAATTCTTTTGCCGTCCAGCCATAGCGGTCATTCGTGAAGGCCACGATGTCGCCAACCTGAACTTCAAATCCAGCCATGCCAAATTCGGCAGAAAGCGTCATTTGCTCTCGCCCACGCAATAGCGTCAGCTTTGAAATACGCTGTGCGCTGGCTGAGGATGTGGTGAAAGGCAAAGCCAGATCAATCGGGCTGTCAATGTCGTTGTCTTCAGCCAAGAATGTTTCGCTGGTCAGCTTTGGATAATCAACTGTAATATAGCTTTGCTCCGCATCGTTGAATGTGCCGACCACAGAGTTGAAGATGCTGCTCATCGACTGCCGCGTTTGCAGCGAGATAGGCCCACGCAGATCATTGAGCGTGAAGGTCTTAACGGGTGGCGTGTAGTAGCCGACTTTTAGCTGCCAATCGCCTTGCCCCCAGAATGTCGTGCCAGCGCAACAGGTCATCATCTGCTGCAAGATGTCTCCGGGCGTTTGATCCGCATTGATCACGCCGTTCATCGTGTAACGCTTTTCTGTGCCGCCGACAGCCAATGTCACGTTTTCATCGCACACGTTAGCTGATGCGGAGAATGCTGTGTCATTCACCGCACTGTCACCAAGCCCACGGCTGTCTGTGATGTAATCACGAATACACAAAGCCGCATTGGCAGAAAAGCCAGTTGTGGCTGTGCGCGGGTCGTAAACCTTCTTGCCCTCAACAACCGCTGTAAACAGCGGAACACCATTTGGGAAAACATCCTGGTCGTATTCAAGACGGATATAAAGATATGCCAGCCCATATCCTACAAAGGTGCTGTCGATCTGTGCGCTTTCCGCCAAAAGCAATGCTGGGGCAGTTGTCTGGCTTCCTGTGTATTTGACAATGCGAATCTTGCTGGCCCACGACTGCGACGTGACAAAGCCGCTGCCGTCGATGGTGGCGATCTCATCATCAATATAGATGTCATTGATAGCATTAACTTCATGCCCAGCCAGCGTCAGGATGATGTGCAAAAACTTATTGCTGGCCCCTGTTGATTCCAGATAGGTGATCGTGCCACCCTTGCGAACAGTGCCATAGACGTAATCATGCGGCGCAGTGGCTGATCTGGTGTTAACCAGTGTGCCTTGGCTGCTGTCGGATGACTCCAGTTTTGGCGACAGTGCCTTGACGGCCCACGATGTCACCAAAGTGGTGGCAACATAGCCGACAGCATAAGTCACAAATGAGCCGGCCGTGATCCCGACTGCGCCAAGGATTGCAGCGCCAACAATTTGCGGCATGATTAACTCCTGCGTTCCATAGGCGTCATTGTCTAACCCATGCGCTGTCGATGTATTCGATGGGGTAATATACCACACCGCTGTCAAAAAGAAACGCCGCGCTTGATCCTATGGATATTCCAAAGCCAGACCCCAAATATCCCGCGTTCAAGAATGTCTCGCTGGATGTCACCAGTGCGCCTCTTGGCGGCACATCATATGATCGCTTCAAGCGATCAGTAAGCATATCTTCAAGGCTTTCATATCCATATTCGCGTTTGATTTGCAGCCGCGTCATAGGTGCGCCGTTGATCATGTAGCGGGTCAACAGATCGTCGGCCCAACCTTCGCCGTCCATGCGCCTAAAAGCCTCGTTGGTGAAAATTAGGCAATCCCACACGCCCCATTCAAACGGCCTGTCTTTGACCTCCCGCAAGAATGAGTGCAGTTGGCTTATGCGATTTTCCGGCCCCATACGATATCCTGATCCTGAAGGTCAGCCACAAAACTGAAAAATGTATCGGTCGGGTAGCGCGATTTCTGGCTTTCATGCGTGTAGCGGCGAACACGCGTGCGGTTCAGTTCGATCAATCTGCTTTCGACTGTCAGCGTGATGTTGGATGTCTCGCCGCTGTCTTCGATAGCCATCGTGTCCATATAGCCGCCGAATATCTCCACATAGTCATCGACGTTGGTAACACCCCATAGGATGCGACAGATTCGGCGCTGGTATGGTTCTGTCAATGCCAGCGAAACAATGCTGCTTGCGATGCCATTAAGCGAAATCGTCGCGGCCTTAGCCGATAGATCGTTGACCTCATCAATCCCGCTGATTGACAAAAGGTTCCCGGCGCCGATGTATGTTTGCCCATCAATCGTGCGGTCGGTGTAGCCCGTCCAAAGTCTGACAGCGCCGCCGTCAAACAGCATCTCAACGGCATAGAACGGATAAACCTCTGGCTGGCTTAGGGCCGACAGGATGGCCGCTGGAATTGACCGAGACATCAGACAGCCTCCATCGCAGCGAATGTTATGCCGTATATAGCCGATTCATTGATTGAAAAGCCTTGATCGTTGCTAGATAGCCTAAATAGCCCTTTGGCATTGCTCACAGTGACAGCGGCATTGTCGGCTGGTGCAACACGGATGTGAGGCCAGATGTCTAATGTCACATTGCCGCCGCCATCGCTGTTAGCATCAGCCAGCACCTTGTGCAGCCGCGATGAACTGACGCTGCCCAATTGAATATAGTCACCAGCCTTCAGCCAGCCCGTTGTGCTGCTTGTCGCGCCGTCGATCACAAGCGATCCACCAGTTTGACTTGCGCCGTTAACCAGCGGTGTGCCTGTTGCCACACCTCTGGCTGTCGCGCCCATCGGGTCACCCATTAGGAACGTACCAAGCTGCCCACGCAGACTCAGTAGCCATGCGTTCCATTGTTCAGCATCGGCCCGCTTCATCGGCTTTAGGGTTACATCGGCTGTCCACATTTGGCCCGCATAGGCAAAAGCCTGACCCGCAAAGGTGAATGGCGACCTAGCGTATGCCACCGCGTTGATTGCCCTGATTTCGATAGACTTGATGGCCTTTGTCGCAACTGGCAAAGACAGCGGGTAAGAAATTGTCATCCGAAGGCACTCCCATAACCGCCGCCACGTTTACGCGCATCCAGAACAGCAACCTTGGCGCTGTCAGCGATTTGCGGCATTAGCGATTTGATTTCTGCACGAACAGTTTGCTGAACACCAGTGCTGACGTTGATGGTCTGCATCACTGTAACGCTGCTGCCACCGCCGATAGCGGCCTTGGATTGCGGCACAGACAGCACACGGCCCGCGCTGGAAGGCACAAACAATTCACGCCCATGCTCACCCACCACAGATGGTTGACCAGCCTGTAGCGACCCGCCAGCCGCCTTTCCGCTAATGCCAAACGCACCACCGATAAAACCAAGAAGGCCTGATCCGCTAGAAGTTGACGTAGCAACCTGTCCAACCATTCGCTGCACAACCAAGACGCGATAAAGTTCCTTGATGATGTCAGCGGCCATGCTTTTAAAAGCATCCTTGGCGCTTGATGTGCCATCAACGATGCCCATGAACGCATCTTCCATAGATGATTGGATCGTGCCAGAAATGGTTTCAAATTCTGTAATGGTCAAACCAAGTTCTGCGACCTGACCCTTATAGATTGCCAACGCATCTTTTGCCTTGAGTGCAGCAATAGCCGATTCGCTCATGCCTTTGTTTGCGCCAGTTTGGGCAATTTTTGCCATCTCCAAACTGATGTAAAGTTCTTCGTGCTGCGTTGCCAGCTTGTTGATGCCATCAATCTGAGATTGCGTTAGCGTTATGTTTCCTTGTTTGGCAAGGGCAATCAACTTTTCAACATCTGCCGCCTTAAGTTGCGCGGCGGTTGCCTTTATCCGTTCTTCGGCTGATAGCCCTTCTAAAGCTATTTGTTCACGCATGGCTTTATTGTTTGAACCAATTGCCCCAATTTCTGTAACGATTGCTTTTACCTTAGCATCGCTTGCACTTTTGGTATTTGCAGCACTAACCAAAGCCTGTTCTGCCGCAGCAATTTCGGCTGCTGTTCCTTTACGAACAGCATTGCCATAAGCCATGTAAGCCTCTGTGACAATGTTAACCTGAGTGCCGTATCCTTTAGCCATATCAGCAGCAGCTTTAAGCTGGTTTGTAGCGTTAACTTGACTGAACAGCATATCGTTTGCTGCCGCGCTCAAAGTCGCAATGCCCTGTGCAGCCGCAAGAATAACAGGCGTCAGGCTGATCAATGCTTGTGTCAGGTTTGCGCTGACCACCATAGATAAAGCATCTAGCTTATCAGCGGCTTCGGCGGCGCCATAAATCACATCGCGGTTGATAACCACGCCCATCTTTTGCGCTTCAGCCGCCATTGCATTTAGGCCAGCCGAACCATCAGCCAGCATATTTACCATCGCCAAGCCGCTTTTGCCGAATATGTCAGTGGCAAGTGTGGCGCGTTGTGCTGGGTTTTCAACAGCCGCTAACTTATCGGCAATCATAGCCAATGCTTGATCGACAGGAACCGCAGCAAGTGCAGCGCCAGACAATCCCAAAACGTCAAAAGATTGTTTTGCAGCCGTGCCACCCATCGCGGCATCGCCAAGGTTCTTGGTTAGCTTCTGCAAAGACCCTTGCAGCACATCAGCCGAAACACCACTAAGTTGGGCAGCATATTGCAGTTCTTGAAGCGCATCAGTTGTGATGCCAATGGCTTCCGATGCGTCTTTCAGGTCGCCCATTTTATTTGCAGCATCGCGCACGGCAACGCCAAGTTGCTGAATGGCCGAAACTGTAATGAACGCAGCCGCAGCACCAGCTAATTTATCAAAACCAACACTGACAACGCTTAGGTCTTTGTTTGCAGTCTTGGCAAAGCTGGCAATCCGCTTGGCGTTCTTATCCATCGCGGCGGCAAACGCTTTATCCTTCGCGGTCAGGATGATGTTTAGCTGTTCTGCACTAATTGCCATCAACTTGCTCCACAAGTGCGCGATACTGTTCAGCCGTCATTGCCGTCGATCCAGCTTTTTTAGGTGCGTGGGCATCATGCCAACCTTGGAACACAAGCCACGCATCCAGCGGGATCATATCACGGATTTCTTCAGGACGTAACCCAATGACAATTCCGTTTTTGATCATGCCGCGAACATTCAGTCGGCTAGGTTTTGCTCCGCTATGGTCTTTTTTTTTGATGCTTCATCCATTGCATCAGGCATAAAAGCCACGCCGACCACAGCTTGGGCGATCTGATACAGTCGCAACAAATCAGCGGGTGTTGCCGCCGCAATAACCTTGTCGGCTTCTGCGTCTTTCATCCCACCGCCGACCAAGGCCAGCGCCAAAAGGTCACGGGTTTCTTTGCTGTTCAGCTTTGTGCCACGACCGAACAGGCCATCCCACACATCAAATATGCCGCGATGCTTATCCTCAAACCGCTCAATCTCACGATTGCGTAGCAGAAAAACATAAGAAGTGTCGCCGATATATTCAGCAACACCCCCACGCGGCGCTTCAGCCGTTATACTCATCAGATTGCCGTAAACGTCACAGTGCCAGTGCTGGCAAGCGATAGCGAATAGGTAACGCCGCCTTCAGTCTCGCCGCCAAATTCCAGCGACTCAATGTAGAATGCACCAGCGTAAGTGCCAAATGCTGGAATGGTAACAGTAAAGTTGCATTGGGGATCAGCCAACATTGCAACAGTGTTCATCCGCAGTTCCGTAGCGCTATCTTCGAAATAGCCGTCACCAGAGATGGTCACATTTTTGACGCCGTTCAGGCTTTCGGTCCACAACGCACCAGTGGGGGTAGTGCAATTAGGTGTGGTCACATCAATCAACGAGTTGTTGATAGTGATAGCCTTGCTGTTCAGACCGCAGAGGTTCGCAAACACTTCAGTCGGTGTTGCGCCATCGCCGATTTTGACAAGCAGGGCGCGTCCAAGTTGTTTAGCCATGATGGCCTCCATGTATAGGGCTTGCCCAAGGCCCGTTGCTAGGCTTATTCAAGCAATGCTTGAAGTGCGATTACAGCCGTATAACCACGACCATCAGTGTCTCTTGTAACCGAATACGTCTGGAAAATCAATTC